GATTTTTCTTTATTTATCGTATCTTGATAAAGGTCTAATCGATCATCAAGCCGTAAAAAAGCGTGTAAATCAAAACAAGCAGAATCTAAAGTAGAAAATACTGGATCTTTTACATCTTCATGTAATTTATAATATTTTAATATATGTGCCATAGATATTATTCATGTTCACCTGGTTCAATTTTACGACCAATATTATATTTAGCCATTAATGTCCATTCATCTTTTTCTTTAAACGACAAAATTTTCATCTGATTTAAAGGTACAACAGGATCAATTGTACTCTGTGATTGAACTATAGAAAGTAACCCCCATTCCGACAATAAATTCGTAATAGTGTTTCTTCGTGCTATATCATTTTCACTAAAATTTGTAGCTTTTCCATCAAGAGCAAATAATTCTTTAAAATGTACAATATAATATTTACCCTGTTTATGTAAAATGTGACATGATTGGTACAATGTCTTATCTTTGCGTGATGCCACGCCTATACGGGTTAATGTTTCCCGCACTTTTAAAAAATCATCTGGTTCAGCAAGAGAAACTTCAACCATGGAAGATATTTCAATAGTCATTTTTTACTCCTTTTTCAGTCCACCCTTTTCAAGGCGGTTTTTAATATATTGGAGCTGTTTTCCTGAATGTAAGTCAAGTACTTCCTTAGCTTTAGTTATTGAATAGCCATAATATGTTTGGATGTTGTCTAAATCTTTGATTTTATCAGGTTTCAGCCATTTTGAAAAACGTTTCCTAGACCTAATAATATTTAGTAAAAAATCAAATTCTAACTTATTATCTAAATGAGGATACTTATTCATTTCATTAGCATACAAAACCGTATCATGGCTAAAACTCAACGCCCTTTTAACAATAAATTTTTTATATTCTTTTTCTACATCTGAGTTATCATCCATTAAACGGACTTTAGTGTAGTTTATTGCATTTACAAAATCAAATGGACTATAATGTTCTTTCATACAGCAAAAAATGATTCAAGTGTAGTATCATGATACGGAGCGAAAAGATCATGTTCTCGCCCACCTGGCTTACGGAAACACCACACAGATTCTATAAACCATTTTGACATCCATTCATCATATGCCCTTTTCTTTTCTTCAGCTGTATCACCATCAAAAGATTTTAATCCCTTTGGTCTTGAATGTATTCTCATCCCTATTTGACCAATAAAATGTTCTTTAAAATGATTAATAAGATCATCACATGCCTTATAGCGATTACCTTTTACTTTCGGGTCCATAATATTAACACACAAATAACCACCAGGAGATAAATGTTCAAATGACTTTTCCATTACTGGTAAATAAAAACCATCTCGCCATTTTTCATAAGAATCATATCTACTCCAAGATTGATCATTTTCAAATCTACTTCCCTCTGCATATCGCTCTGTAGCAAAATATGGTGGTGAACTAAACATAACATCTATATCATTTGGAATTTCATCCCACGGTAAATCTTCTGCTGGTGATCTATATATTTTTACTTTTTTATTACCTTCAACACTAAACCAATTATCTCCAAATTCTGATATTGGTTTATCACATCCCAACCATTGATTATATTGTACAGACATATCATGATACTGTTTATGAATATCTCCATTTGGATCCATACCATAATACTCTTCAGCATTAGAACAAAAGAATCCGGCTAAACGATCTCCCCAACCACAAGAGGTATCAAGGACCTTTTTACTATATGTTATATTATAAAATGCTCTGGCTACAGGTGGTTTAAATTGTGTAGCAATATATGCACCAACTCTAATACCTTCCATATAATGCAATGTCTGTAAACCATCATCAGAATGTGGGTGTAATCTCCATATCGGAGATAAAATCAATTTCAAATTTTCTTGTGATTCCCATACTATTGATGGAGCGGCCGTCTTAAAATAACTACATTTTAACCGTTCCTTATTCATAAAAATATCAGAAATTTCATTATAATTTGCTGAATAATTAATTACGCCCAAACCATGGTCATTCCAGTTTCCCACATAATCATCATATTTTTCATGAACAGGTTCACATTTTTCATGAGGAAAAATATTATCTAATCCCGAATTATTTCTTAAATCATAAAATAATTTTCGCGATTCATGTAAATCAAATTGTCTATATGGAAATTTTGGCTTATGAATTTTGAAAAATTCAATGAGAGTATCACGCATATTCTCACTTTTTTTCGACATTACACCCTCATCAGTAAGGTATTTGTCACACAAGTTTTTCCAATGAAATTTATCAAATATTGGCAACCCAAAAATATCATCAACATTATCTTCGTAAAGTTTAAGTAATTCTGGAATAATCATTTTTATACAAACTCCACATCTGACATTATTTCAACAATCATTGCCATAGTATTTAATTCTTGATCTATACAAAATGCCGATTTATATTGATATTCTGCTAGAATCACCACTAATTGTGGGATCGATTCTGATTTTATAAAACTATACATATGATCATATAACGACCGAAATAATACAACTGAATCATTATCAAGATTATTTGTTATCCATTTTCTAGCGTTTTTAAAATTCTTTTCCTTCATCGACTCCATCAACTCTGTTAAATTAATATCAGAGATTTTAGCTAAAATTCCAGAATCAATTTGACCAACAGCGGAATATCTTTGAAGTTCATTTAATACTCGCCGATAATCCGGAAAATATTTTATCAATAATTCAGATATTACTTGCTTGTCATATGTTACACCATTTTCTAATAAAATGGTTTCCAATCTATGTAAAAAATTTGCTGCCAATCCTGGTTTATCTTTTTTGGCAAATTGAAAATCGATAACAGAACACCTAGAATGAATCGCAGCAATAATACGATTTTTAAAATTACAAGTAAAAATAAAAGTGCAATTTTTAGAGAATTCTTCAATAAATCCTCTAAGGGCGGGTTGAGTGCTTTGTGGATTTAAATAATCTGCTTCATCAATAATTACAACTTTTGTACCACCAACAAAACTTACTGAACTGGCAAAAGTTTTAATTTCATTACGCAAAGTGTCAATATTACCATCCATACTACCATTGATCATGATATAATCACAACCAATTTCTTCACATAAAGCTCTGGCTATAGTTGTTTTTCCTACTCCAGGACCACCTGATAACATGAGATTTGGAATCTCTTTTTTATTAACATATTCTTGAAAGGTACTTTTAAGATCCTGGGGAAGAATACAATCCTGTACCGTTTTAGGTCGGTAAGTTTCTACCCATAGGTGAGTATCACGTTCACTATTCATGTTCAGCCATTATAAGTTGATGCTTGTTCAGTAGCAATCCAATAAGAAAGTTTTCTTTTTTCATTGAAGAAGTGGGCAATTCCCTTTGAGGAAATTTTTACTTCATATGATTCAACAATCATTTTTAAATTTTCTAACTTAAAAATCATTTTATATTCAGCAGTTGTTTCACCAACATCTATAGAATATAAATCAGATTGAGGATTTTTAGTATCAAGTGCTACCAATTTAATATTATTAGTATCACCCACAATAGCAATTTCAGGTTGTTGTAACACCATTGCGGCTTTGAGTACCGATTCCAAATCAATTTTTCTCATATCAAATACAATTTCTGGATTCGGAACCTCAATGGATTTCTCAGGTGGAGTCACAACCATTGATGGATCCGCATAAGTATAAGAAACTCTAGTTTTAGTACCGGATTTAATTGTTAATCGTGTATCTTCTAATTCATAATCTGGACTTTCTAATAGAGAAGCAATTCCCAAAAATCGATTTAATTCATAGATACAAAAACTTTTAGGGAAATTTTCTTCAACTTCGGCTTCTGCCAAAATATTTTTTTGAGGGGCTACCGTCTTTAAGACATTTCCAGTATTAAATTGTATGCTCTGGTTTATAGTAGCATAATTTTTCAGAATCTGCATTGTTTCTTCAGATATTTTCATATATCACTCCGTATTTATTTAAATAACATTATTATAACATAATCATTGTATATTGTCAAGTATTCACATCCATTGCGGCGTACTCTGTGAATTTCATTTTTTTGTTAATTTCTTTTTCAATTTTCGTTCTTTAGCCCTCCGTTCTGCTCTACTTTCCTTTTTCTCTTTTACTTCTGTTGCGTTTGCAACTCTTTGTGATGCCTCAGTTTGAGACTTTCTTTCTTTACGGATCTCAGACATTTGGGCAAGCCTTTTTCTATTTTCATCACTTGAAACATCTATTCTACCCAAACTTTGCATAGAACCATTAAAAATGTATGTGCCAACATGTCCTAATTCCATCCATGGGCATAACCACACTTTCTGCCCAACCTTACGCATCCATTGACAGAACATATAATCTTCTGAAAGATATCGTTCTGTTCCTTTGGATGCTTTATCACCAGCAAAGAATTGATTATCTATAATAGAATCAAAAAATGCATGAATATATCTATCACCCTGAAAGTGCTCTGATCTATTATGATCTGGTCGATATTTAAATTCTGGATATTCTTTTTCAAATAGTTCAAACATTGATCGCTTGACCATCATAAAACCTGTACCTATTTCCATTACTTCAACGGGTTGTCGTACATTGATATGTTGAGTACCTTCTACAGGATTGAAAACATAATCTCCAGTAAATTTCTCCATTTCATTTGGATCTTCATCAGCCATCCCCACATCATATGCATCTTTTACCTTTTCCCAAGCAATACATTTTTTTGCATAAGGACCACCAATTATAGGATGTTCATCATCACATAATGCTGTTAAAGTTATAACATCATTTGGATTAAAACTAATATCAGAATCAATAAACATCAAATAATCAAATTCCTCGGCTCTCAAAAATTCATCTACAAGATAATTTCGTGCTCGGGTAATTAGTGATTCATTAAATATAAAAAAGAATCTGATTTCCATCCCATATTTTGCGGCAATTGTTGCCAAATCTATACACGCTTTTGTATAAAGTCCAACACACATTCCGGCATACATTGGAGTTGCGACAAAAACCTTTTTCTTTCTTAATTCAGATACCGGTATTTCTATTTTCATATCATTATTTTCCATTATTTAAAAACTTTATTATTAAGGGTGTGAGGATAAAATGACTTCAATGCCAATTTTATCTGGTCTTCTTTAAGGGCTTCTTCTAATTCCCACTTGTGGGCAATAAGTTTTTTAACTTCCTCTTCAGCCAAAGCCAAAGCTTTCTTAACTCTATTAAGTTTCCATATTTTCATATTTATTTTTATTTGGCTAATATAATTCATATTATTATTTATTCACTCTAAAAAAAGAACCATGCGATTGTCCTTGTACTTCGATACCAAGAATCTTAGGTCTGCGAACTTCTCACGAATCGTCATCACCATTCTTGTGTATGCAGTGATGCCTATTGGATTACACTGCAACTCTCGCACATAACATTCCTACCTCAGAGCCATTGAAGGGGAAGTTACCCTAGAAGTCCACTCAACGAAGCTTCCTTCTATCTCTGACCATACCTACCACCTACTCAGAATGCTTAGGTTCTAAATCTCTTCTAAAACATTAATTTCCTCATCCATATATTCATCAATAATTGATACAGTTTCATTATCTATTTTTCCTAATACTTTTTTACCATCATTCATACGTAATGCCGAAAAAGTAATAATATCATCACTTGTTACATTAAAATTATAAATGTCGTAAGTTCCTTTATCATACATTTGACTAAAACTACTTTCAACAGGATCAAATTTTACAAGCACACTATTATTACTATACTTATCAGTTCCAGATATATAAACATAATTATCTGATGATCTCGCATAATTTATTGTTGAAAGAGGCACATCTTCTACTTTATTAAATGTACCATCATTGTCAACAGTAATATTAATACTTCTCTCATTTCCTCCTTTTACAAATACAACAACTTCTGATAATTTTAAAATTTCTGTATGTTCATTGTTTGAAATCTGCGCATGTTCCGAATATGTATCTATAGTAACATCATTGTTAGAATCAAATACAAATTTTTCAACTTTATCTTCACTTCCACCAAAACTGTAAATATTATTATCTAATCCTATCCAGTAAAGTAAATCTGTACCAGTATATAAATTAAAATATCCCCCATTACTTTTGCGGAGCCTTGTTCTAAAAGGAGACTCCCAAATTGTATATACAACATTACCAAAAGAATCAACAATAAAATGATTTATATTTTCAGTATTTGATATATATGAAGATGAAGTTATATTATCTGGATTACTATAATCAACCTTCCGAAGGTTATAAACATCACCAGAAGTCCAATATCTATAATACATATTACTCTGATTATCAGTAAATATTTTTTTCCTTTTTATAAACCCCTGTTCAGTAGGGCAATTATTATCCTCCCCACCCAAATCATAAATCTGTCCAGTAGATTTGTTTACAAGATAACAATGAGACGGATTCATATTATCTAAACCAAAAATAAAGGCGGTATAATTTGAATCTATATTATCAATCGAAATAGGATAATGAGTTATTGTATATGTCTTATTATCGGCATCCAGATATTTAACCTCTTCAATGGCACCTGTTTCTGTGATCTTAAATAAAACATCAACTACACAATCATGATAAGTACTAGGAAGTAAAACACCTGTGACATTATCATAATCCTCATCATTACATCCCGTTTCTTCTTCATAGTTATATCTTGAGCTTGTTCTACTACTGCTATTAGATTTTTTTGGAGCAATAAACAAAAATTCAGCACTTAAAATATCAACATATTTCAATACACCAAACGAATCCTCTTCAGTAGTATCAGAAGTTGTATTGACAATAGAATTGCTGTCATCATTTACTCCAGTAGTATTAAATGATGCTCTTTCAGTATCATTATATTCTTCTGGTATATCAGAACACCCCACACAAGCCAATAAAGAGCCTGCAACCACAAATGTATTTTTCATGTTACCTCATATTTTCATTATAAAAAAGAGCTAAAGAAATAAATTCTCTAGCTCTATATTAGAAGAATTAGAATGGTTGATTAGTTTCTTCTTTTTCTTCTTCACTTGAGGTGTCTTCTTTAAAAGACTCCTCAGCAGATGTTTCAACATATGCAGT